CCTTGGATGTAATGTGCTGTATCCTGCTTATCGGTCTTTCCCCGAGACTTTTGCAAATGATCCCAACAGACTTTATGTAGCTTGGTCAATAGATGATGCCTATCACAAGATGCAGAATCTACTTCGCGAGCCACATCACAACATGGGCTTGATCTCAGACTGGAACAACGGTACCGTGGATCGTGTGATTGACATCATCCAAGGACGTGGCGAGCAATGGAACCGAGCTGGCAACAGATATCGTGATCATGTGGCTCATGAGAAATACCAAGTGGTGAAAGTGCAATGAAAGTAGCAGTCACAGGTGCAGCAGGCTACATCGGTGGCCAGATCTCACTAGCGTTGAAAGATGCTGGACATGAGGTCCAGGGTATTGATCGCCGCCCGTGCCCGCCACATCTCAAGGATGTATTTGATCAGTTTGTGCAGGCGGATATCGACAGCAATCAGGCCAAAACAAAACTGATACAGTTTGTGCCCACAGCCATCGTGCATTGTGCCGGCACTAGCCTGGTTGGGCCCAGCATAAAACATCCGTCAGATTATTATCACAACAATGTGATCAAGACCACCCACTTGTTGGATCTTGTACATAATGCCTTGCCCAAGACCAGAATCATCTTCAGTTCTTCGGCAGCGGTGTATGGCAAACCTATCATGACTCCGTGTCATGAAGTAGATCCTTGCGAACCTGTGAGTCCATATGGTGAAAGCAAGCGCATGGTGGAACAGATCCTGGCCAGTTATCACCAAGCATACGGCCTGGATTATGTGGCATTCCGTTATTTCAACGCCTGCGGTGCTGATCCTGAGGGTAGACATGGACAAGAACCCGGCGCCACACACATCATTGCCAGAGTGTTAGAAAGTATTCGAGATGGCAAAGAATTTGTGCTCAACGGCATTGACTATCCTACCCCCGACGGAACCTGTGTTCGTGACTATGTGCATGTAGCTGATATTGCCCGAGCACATGTGATGGCGTTGGATCCAAAAGTCACAGCAGGCGTATATAATCTTGGATCCAATAACGGAACCAGCAACAGAGAAATCATTGATGCAGCACAACGGGTCACTGGCAGTGCGGTGACCGTTCAACTTGGTGCCCCGCGAGCAGGCGATCCGCCCATGCTCACTGCCAGTGCTGCCAAGTTTGGAATGGTTGCCGGCAACTGGATGCAGTATGAATTGGATGATATGATACAACATGCATGGAACTGGTATGCTAGATAAGATATTGGAATTTGAAAAGGCCTTGGCCACGTACACCGGTGCTCCTTATGCGATCATGACTGATTGCTGCACCCATGCCATCGAGATGTGTTTGCGCTATGACCGAGTGAGAGGTCTCAAGATGACTCCATTCACCTATCTCAGCATACCCATGACCATGCACAAGCTGGGCATCCACTATGTGTATCTGGAAGAGGATGCTCAGACCTGGATCGGAGAATATAATTTTGGCTACACCAGAATCTGGGATAGTGCCAGACGCTTGGAACCAGACATGTACAAACATGGACAGATGCAATGCTTGAGCTTTGGACACACAAAGCCTTTACAGATAGGCCATGGCGGTGCTATACTGCTTGATAACAAGCGGGCTTATGACATGATGATAAAACAACGATATGATGGTCGCGACCTAAATATCACACCCTGGCAGTCACAAAAGACTTTCCAGGTAGGATATCACTACAAGCCCTCTGTTGAAGATGCTGTGCGTGGATTGGAATTGTTGGCACAATACGAATCACAAGAACCTGTGTTTGTGCAGTATCCTGATTTGAGAACTATAACCATTAAGGAATAACATGTCAGAAGAATTCGTGCCAGATACATTACTAGCCGGCAGTGACGAAGAGTTTGTGCCGGTAGAAGGGCAAACATATGTACGGAAGAAAGCCGGTAGCACACAGGGTCGGAATCTCAGTGCCGCACTACGCGATAGAATGAAAACAGATGGCAAGAGATTCTGGGCCGGCGACAACATCAGTGAGTATTTGGATGAAACCTTAAAGACTCAGCTAATCGACGAAGCCACAGGAGCATTTGAAAAAGTGTTAGACACATTGTTGATTGATCGTGAAAACGATCCTAACTCTAAGGGCACAGCACGACGCCTGGCCAAGATGTACTTCAATGAAATAATGGAAGGTAGATATGAACCAGCACCAGACGCCACCGCTTTTCCCAATGACTCGGCAGAACGCTACGAAGGTATGTTGGTGGTTAGAAGTGAGCTTCGTAGTATGTGTAGTCACCATCATCAGCCTGTATCTGGGGTGGCTTATATTGGGATTATCGCCGCCAACAAACTTATTGGCTTATCTAAGTACACTCGCATTGCTCAGTGGTGTGCCCGTCGCGGTACTCTTCAGGAAGAACTCTGCAACGACATCGCAAGAGAAATAATGAAAGCCACTGATGCTGCGGATGTGGCAGTTTATATACAGGCCATTCATGGCTGCTGTGAAAATCGCGGTATTATGGCACATTCAAGTCTCACACAGACCACTGTGCTCAAAGGTGCATTCCAGACTGACCAAAGCACAAAGAAAGAGTTCTTTGACAATATCAAACTGCAACAGGAGTTCGCACCGCGATGAAATCTTACGAAACACTAGAGCAAGCCCGGGCCGCCGGCGTGGCACCTTGGGATCAACTGGTACAAGAACTCAGCGACTTCCATGTCGCTGTGTTTCAAGATCGATATCCTGTGACTCAAGGCCACCTGTTGTTTGTGCCCACCTACAATACATTAACCGTGATCAACGATGCATTCGAAAGTGCATTGCGATACGGTGAGAAGATGGTCAGACAGGGCAAGTATGATGGCTACAATATTGGATTCAACTCTGGTAGTTCAGCCGGACAGACTGTGATGTATCCACATGTGCATCTCATCCCAAGACGAACAGGCGACTGTGAGGATCCTGTAGGCGGTGTGCGTGGGGTCATACCCGGGCAAGCCAACTACAAAACCGCTGGCTATACTCAGCCAGCATAAATACTCATACACCGGCCTATCGGCATCGTCCCGGTATACAAACTCCGCCGCCTATGCTATAATCTAACATAGGAGAAAATCATGGCAAAATACTATTCTACAAAACACTACGGGCACAACCTTGGGTTGAGTGCTGTATTCCGTCAACCAAACGCAGATCACAGTCATTGTCACCTGCTGCACGGTTATAGTCTTGCGTTTACATTCACATTTGGTTGTGATACGCTAGACAACAAAAACTGGGCAGTAGACTTTGGCGGACTCAAGCCACTCAAGGCCTGGCTGGAAGATCATTTTGATCATAAGCTGGCATTAGATAAAACAGATCCATATCTTCATAAGTTTCTAGAATTAGAGGTATTGAATTTGGCAGAGATCCGTATCTTTGATGGCGTGGGTGCGGAGAAGTTTGCTGAACATGCTTTCGACTTTGCCGACCAACTGATACGTGAAAAGACCGACGGTCGCTGCTATTGTGTTCGAGTGGAGTGTGCGGAACACGGTGCCAACTCGGCCATATACGAAGGATAAGGACTTCGATGACAGAACACAAGTATGACATAGCCATGTTGTTGGCCACTAGAGGCCGTACCACTAGTCTAGACCGCAGCATCAAAACTTTAGTAGAGCTGTCAGACCATCCGAAAAAACTACAATTGATGTTTGCGTTTGACAAGGATGACGATATCGGTACAACCTACTTCAGGAGCACCTTGCAGCCTTGGTTAGATTCTAAGTCCGTAGCATATACTGCTATGAGGTTTGATCGGCTGGGCTATGTGAACTTGCACAAATACAACAATGCATTGGCCAAAGTATCTGACAGCAAATGGTTGATGATCTGGAACGATGATGCTGCCATGCAGTCTCAGGGTTGGGATACTGTGATCATGAGCCACACCAGTGAGCATCTCACGCTGTTGGGCTTCTGCACACATAACATGCATCCTTACAGCATTTTTCCTATCATTCCACGTGCATGGTTTGATTTGTTGGGATACATTTCTCCACACAGCTCACAGGATGCGTGGCTGAGCCAGCAGGCGTACTTGTTGGACATATACGAGCGCATTCCAGTTGATGTGCTGCATGATCGTTTTGATCTTACTGGCAACAACGGTGATGCTACTTACTTGGACCGGCACATACTTGAAGGCAAGCCAGGAGATCCAAATGATTTTCACAGCATACAAAATTTACGACTGCGCCAGGGTGACTGTGCTAGATTAGCCACATACATGCAACAACACGGGCAAAGCACTGAATATTTTGAAAACATATTCAAAGGTGTCCAAGAACCTTGGCAACGATTACTGGAGAATGATCCCAATCATCAGATGAAACAATTTGCCAATCCTCATTTTGGAAAGTCGGCCACTGCTGAACCCATAAGTACATAATGACATACAAAATTGCCTGGGTTCAGCCCAACTTTCAACAAGGCCCCAAAGAGTTCAATGCCTACTACTTGCCGTATTCGGCCGGTGTGGTATGGAGTTATAGTCTTGCGGATCCTTGGATACGAGAACGATTCGAAGTTACTGATTGGATATGGCGCAGAGATCCTACCAATGAACTTGCATTAAAACTCAGCACTAACCACATGGTAGCATTCTCTACCTATGTGTGGAATCATCGTTACAACTATCAACTGGCGCAGTTGATAAAAACACTCAACCCTGAATGCCTTATAGTGTTTGGTGGTCCCGAAGTGGCCATTGAGGATCCGGAATTGTTTGTGAAAGAACCGTTCATGGATCTGGTAATCTGCTACGAAGGCGAGATAACTTTTAAAAATTTGCTCAAACACTTTGAAACCAAAGATTGGGAAAACGTATCCGGCCTGCTGATCAATCGAAATGGCCAAGCAGTAAAAACTCAAGATGCCACACGCATTGACTCATTGGAAGAAGTACCCAGTCCGTATCTGTCAGGCATCTTTGACAAGATGATCGCAGACCATCCTGAAGTAACATGGCAAGGCACTCTGGAAACCAATCGCGGATGCCCGTTTGCTTGCACCTTCTGTGACTGGGGCAGTCTCACATACAACAAAGTCAAGAAGTTTGAACTTGAACGTGTGTTTGCAGAACTAGAATGGATGGCCACACGCAACTTTGACTGGATCTCAATCACCGATGCCAACTTTGGCATGTTTCCCGAACGTGATGGTATGATAGCTGACAAGATTATCGAGTGCCAAGAAAAATACGGATCTCCCAGAACATTTAGTGTGGCCTGGGCTAAAAATCAAAAGAAAGAAGTAATCGACATCGTGAAGAAATTGCTGGATGCTCGTGGCTTCAATCAAGGATTGACACTGAGTGTGCAGAGTCTGGACCTGGATGTGTTGGAAAATATCCGCCGCAAGAACATGGAGATGAACAAGCTGAATGAAGTGTTTGAGCTGTGCGACCAACGTAACATTCCTGCATACACAGAACTTATACTTGGGTTGCCTGGTGAGACTTTACAGACCTGGAAGAAGAACTTCTATGCCTTGTACGACTTGAATCAGCATACTGGTATCACTGTGTTCCAGGCTCAGCTGTTGGAAAATGCCGAAATGAATTTATTGCAGAAGAAGCTGTTCAAGATCACCAGCCAGCCAGTGACCGATTACTTTGCCGGCAGCTATAGTGTAGAACACATTGAAGAAAGCATCAATGTTATCACTGGTACCAAAGACATGCCCACCCCAGTGATGCTGGATGCACAGATCTTTTCATGGTTCCAGACCACATTCCATATCAATGGATTTGCCACCTTGGTGGCCAGATTCATCAACAAATACAAAGGTATAAGTTACGATGAGTATTATGAAGATCTATTTGAGTACTTCATGACCAACGAATGGTTGAAGAAAGAAGAAGCCGAAGCAAGACAATACTTCTCCAACTGGATGAATACTGGACGAATCAACCATCCCAAGATTGGTGTGGAGATACATGGCTGGAACATCATACATAGAACCAGCATGAACATGCATCAAGAAAATCGAGTGGATGAACTGTATGATTTCTTAGAGACATTTTTGCAACGCTACGATCTGCCCGAAAACATGTTGGCCAGCTTGATGAAGCTACAAAGAAGCTACTACATCAAGTACAATGATAGAAATCAATATCCTATGAATCTTGAATCAGATTACAATCTCTGGGATTACTTGAGTTTCAATCGGCCTCTGAAGAAGATTGCTACGACATATCGCCTGGACTTTCCGGAAGACAAGACCATGAGTCTCAATCGATTCCTGGAATTGTTTTACTTTGCAAGACGTAGAAACTTTGGCAAGGCCACTGTGGATCTTGTGGGTGGCGAAAATATCAAAGGCACACGTCGTGGTGCCGGTGCAGCCAAAGCACAAGGTTCTTTCTCTATCAAGAAAAAATCACTTACCACATAAACCGATTGCGAGACCTCATGAGTGCTGGATTTAAATATGATATCAGCGTACTTTTGCCCACCCGTGGCCGCACCGATGCGCTGAGAAAAAGCATACAATCATTGTATGACAATGCGACTGATCCTGCATCTATACAGTTGATGCTGGGGTTTGACCGAGATGACCCTGTTGGATTAACTTACTTTGATATCAGCCTGAAACCCTGGTTGGATGGTATTCAGGCCAATTACACTGCATTGAAATTTGAGCCAATGGGATACATACGTCTCAACGAATATGTGAATGCCATGGCCGCGCAGATCAAATCAAGATGGTACATCATCTGGAATGACGACGCCGTTATGCAGACTCCGGCATGGGATACCACCATCATGAGCTATGCTGGTCAATTTCGACTGTTAGCATTCTGCACACACAATCTACATCCCTACAGCATCTTTCCCATAGTGCCACACAAATGGCTAGAGCTGTTGGGATATCTGTGCCCACATCAGATTTCGGATGCTTGGTTGAGCCAACAGGCCTACTTGTTGGACATCTACCAACGCATACCAGTGGAAGTGGCTCACGAACGCTATGATCTCACTGGCAAAAATCTGGACGAAACATTCAACAACAGACCCATGCTGGAAGGCAACCCACAAGATCTCAGAGACTTCTTGCATGCGGACGTGGTAGAACTTAGGTATATGGACTGCAAAAAACTATCCGGATACATGGACAGCATTGGCATGAAAACTGATTTTTTCTGGAATGTTCTCAGAGGCACACAAGACCCCTGGGAGAAGCTGAAGATCAACGACGTGAACCACCAACAATCACAGTGGAGCATGGAGATCAAACGATCCATCATAGAAGGATAATCAATGGATGACAACACACTAGAACAGCGTATCATACGTTACTGGGACAACCAACCCTGCAACATTTTGCATGGCACTGCCAAGGTGGGCACACTGGACTTTTATCAACAGGTATCCGAACGCAGATATCGTGTGGAATCACACATGCGAGAGTTTGCCGGCTTTCACTTATGGCAAGGCAAGCGTGTGCTGGAGATTGGCTGTGGCATTGGCACAGACGCTGCTGAGTTTGCCCGATATGGTGCGGACTACACTGCGATCGACATCAGTTCCAAGACTGTTGAACTGGCACAACAACGATTCAAGGTAGAAGGATTGGAAGGTCACTTCATCTGCGGCGATGCCAGCGACGCTGCGATATATCAAGGCCTGGAAAAATTTGATCTTGTGTATAGCTGTGGAGTCATGCATCACTTTCCACGCATCAATCACATGATACAGAATGCCTACGATGTGTTGATACCTCAAGGAGAGTTCAGATTCCTGGTGTATGCCAAGAACTCATGGAAGTACAGCATGATCCGCAAAGGACTGGACCAGTTTGAAGCACAAAATGGTTGCCCGTATGCCAAGGCCTATACCAATGATGAAGTGTATGATTTGCTGGATGATAGATTCAACATTGAAAGATTGCGCCAGGCGCACTGCTTCATGTACAATGTGCCTGCATACAAGCAAGGCAGATATGAACTGGAGCCGTGGTTTGCAGCCATGCCAGAAGAAATGCGTGAAGCTATCAAAGAATACCTGGGATGGCATCTGCTGGTCAAAGCACGGAAACAATGAAACGGTTATTTGCATTTGGTTGCAGCTATACCAACTACCGATGGCCCACATGGGTGGATTGCCTGGCACCTGAGTTTGATCACACACACAATTGGGGGCAATCAGGAGCAGGCAATCATTACATATTCAACTCTGTGATGGAGGCCGATCAACAGCATCAATTCAATCCAGGTGATACTGTGATAGTGTGTTGGACCGGAGTTACAAGAGATGATAGATACGTGGATGGTCGATGGCACACCTTGGGAAACATGTTTGCCAGTCCCATATACAATACGGATTATTTGAAAACACATGTTGATGAACGTGGATATCTCATAAGGGATCTAGCATATGTCAAAGCAGTCAAGTCTCTGTTGGAACATACCAAAGTGACCTGGGTGTTTCTCAGTATGTGTGCTTTTCCTGTTTATGATGATGTGACAGAATTGTATAGCGATGTGCTAGGTTGTGTGTTGCCTGGCTATGATCAAACTGTATTTCAGAATCGCTGGCCCAAGCCCGGTGTAGATCCGCATCCCAGTCCAGCCGAGCATTTGGCCTATCTGGACGCAGTATTACCAGGATGGGTGACAAAATCAGAGACTCGTGTTAAAATGCACGAAGCCAGTATCAATCTAAATAAAGATCCAAACTACTCAGGAATGACCAAGGTAAAAAGATTATGAGCAAAATCAAAATAGCAGAACTGTTCTACAGCATACAAGGTGAAGGCAGATACATGGGCGTGCCGTCGGTGTTCTTAAGAACATTCGGATGCAACTTTAAATGTGCCGGATTTGGCATGGCACGAGGAGAACTCAGCGATGAAGCAAATACGATCAACCCCGATCTTTACAAGGATTACAACTCGCTGCCTTTGGTATCTACAGGCTGTGATAGTTATGCTAGTTGGGATCCTAGGTTTCGGCATCTGTCTCCTGTGCTTGATACTGATGCGATTGCCCACGCTATTGTGGACTCGCTTCCGCACAAGGAATGGCGCGACGAACATCTGGTGATCACAGGCGGTGAGCCATTGCTGGGTTGGCAGAAGCAGTATCCAGACTTGCTGGATCATCCCAAGATGGCAGGATTAAAAGAGATCACATTTGAGACCAATGGCACCCAGAAACTATCAGCAGAGTTTAAAGAATATTTACAAGGTTGGTACATCACCGATCCGCTGGTGAGAGAAATCACATTCTCAGTGAGTGCTAAACTGCCATGTTCGGGTGAGGCATGGTCAGATGCTATCTGTCCAGCGGTTGTTGGTGAATATGTAGATTACGGCACCACTTATTTGAAGTTTGTGATCTCAACAGAAGAGGATTTGAAAGATGCTGAAAGAGCCGTGGAAGAGTTTCGTGCTGGGGGCTTTACGGGGCCTGTGTATATTATGCCTGTTGGTGGTGTTGAACGGGTGTACACTCTTAATAATAGGGCAGTGGCAGAAATGGCAATGCGAAAAGGATGGCGGTACAGTGATCGACTACAAGTGCCACTATTCAAGAACGAATGGGGCACATGATGGGACTGTTTGATAGATTGTTTGGCGCAAATGGCGCAAAAGAAAAAGCCTTGGCGGCCATGGCTACTGCAACCGCACCCGAGGTGAAGGAGCCACCTGTGCCCCGAGTCAAGGCAGTGCCTAAGACTGCCAAGCAACTGGCCACCGAAGCCAACGAACCATATGTGGCAGTATTGAGAATGGATGTGGATCCCAACAACTTGCATCAAGGTGCGTTTGAACTGGACTGGAACGAGATCTTTGTGGCTCGGTTGGTCAAAGCCGGATACATGATGAAGAAGGATGATGCTGATTCTGACATCGTGGATCGCTGGTTCCAAAACGTGTGTAGGCATGTGGTCATGGAGACCTGGGAACAAGAAGAAGCCATCAGAAACTCTGGTGTGTATGTGCAGACCCGCAACATCGGCGATGGACGCAGCGAAGTATCATGATCTTCAATCACATCAAGCAACTCAAGGCCGACGGCAAGAGAATTGGCATTACCTTCAGCACCTTTGACATGCTGCATGCCGGCCATATCGCCATGTTATCGGAAGCCAAGAATCACTGCGACTATCTCATATGCGGCCTACAGACTGACCCCACAATTGATAGACCAGATACTAAAAATCATCCTGTGCAGAGCATAGTGGAACGACAAATACAACTGAGTGCTTGCCGTTATGTAGATGAAGTGGTGGTATATCAGACTGAAGAAGATCTTATTGATCTGCTGTTGATCTTGCCTGTGGATGTGCGTATCCTGGGCGTGGAATATCAAGACCTATATTTCACCGGACGGAATGAATGCACGAGTCGAGGTATCGAACTGGTATTCAATGGTCGTGATCATTCATTCAGCAGCAGCAGTCTGCGCCGACGTGTGGTTGCAGCTGAGAGTCATAAGGTGCTGTCACAGAAATGATATTGTATATCAACGGAGATAGTCATGCAGCCGGCGCCGAAGCTGGATCACCACATGGCTGGGTTGAGGACGACAGCCGCTTTCGGGGTCGAGGACAGCACCCACATCCTGACAATGAAAAAATCAGTTTTGGTGCTGTGCTGGCAGACCTGCTGGGCTGCGACAGAATCAATCAAAGCCAAGCTGGTGGTAGCAATCCTCGAATCATCCGAACTACCACCAAATGGGTAGAATCCAATCCTGACCTGTTGGCGGACACGTTCATGCTGATACAATGGAGCACCTGGGAAAGAGAAGAATGGTTGCATGATGGTGTATGGCATCAGGTCAATGCATCCGGAGTGGATCATGTGCCGCCGGAACTGGAGCAACGCTATCGCCAATTCATCCTGGACATAGACTATCATGCCTGCACTAGGCAGAGTCATGACATGATTTGGAATCTGCATCAGTATCTTTCCAAAAAAGGTATCAAGCACTTGTTCTTCAATGGCAACAGCACTTTTAGTGATCTGGCTGTGCAGATGGTGCCCGATTGTAGAGATTGGAACCGCTGCTATTTGGATCCGTATGTGCGGGAATCCAGCTACAATTCGTTGCTTTTGAGCAACGGATTCCAGTATGTGAATCCAAAATCCTACCATTTTGGCAAAAATGCCCATTGCTTTTGGGGCAAATATCTGCTACAATACATCAAACAACACCAACTCATGGATCTTGATGAAATACCTACTGATTGATACTGCCAACATGTTTTTCCGTGCTCGGCATAGTGCGCATCGTGCATCTGACTCATGGACCAAAGTAGGGTTTGCATTGCACGTCACACTGATGGCAGCAAACAAAGTGGCACGGAAATTTGAGGCTGACCATGTGGTGTTCGCACTGGAAGGTCGCAGCTGGCGTAAAGATCACTACAAGCCATACAAGGCCAATCGTGCTGTGGCACGTGGCAAGATGACAGAACAAGAAGCCGAGGAAGACAAACTGTTCTGGGACACATACGACGAGATGACCCAGTATCTCAGCCAGCGCACCAATTGCAGTGTGTTGCGCGAGCCCCAAGCAGAAGCCGATGATATCATTGCACGTTGGATCGCGCTGCATCCTGAAGACGAACATATAGTGGTCAGTTCAGACACCGACTTCGTACAACTGCTGGCAGCCAATGTGAAACAATTCAATGGCATCACAGATGAACTACTGACCTTGGAGGGCGTGTTTGATGCCAAAGGCAAACCTGTCAATGATAAAAAAACTAAACAGCCAAAGACCGTCCCTGATCCGGCCTGGTTGTTATTTGAGAAGTGCATGCGTGGGGACTCCTCCGACAATGTGTTCAGTGCATATCCTGGAGTACGTGAGAAAGGCACAAAGAATAAAGTTGGTCTCCGTGAGGCCTTTGCCGATCGAGAAAAGCGCGGATATTCCTGGAACAATCTCATGCTTCAGCGTTGGACCGACCACCATGGTGCGGAACATCGCGTGATGGACGACTACGAACGCAATCGCACTCTAATCGATCTCACCGCACAACCTATTGAGATCAAGCATGTGGTAGATACTGCGATCCGCACACAGATCAGCCACAAAGACGTAGGACAAGTGGGCTCACATTTCTTAAAGTTCTGTGGCAAGTACGAACTGACTAAACTCAGTGAATCAGCAGAAAGCATTGGACGCTGGTTGAACAAGACATATACAGGAGCACTAAATTGATATTAGCCATGCCAGTGATCGCCGATCGCTATTGGATACTTAAAAAAGACAATCGCAAGGTGGGTCAAATTGAAGCAGAGGATGATGGATATACTGTGAAGATCAGCAACACAGTAAAAAAATACAAAACCATTAAAATGTTGGATCGTGATATTGAGTTTGTGCCAGCAGCAGAAGCCACACCCAATCCAGAAAATCAAGTGTATGGGTATGACACAGGGCAACGAGTGTTCAACGCCATGTGGGACATACAACATCGACTGCCATTATTCACACAAGAAGAAAATAGCAAATCCTGGTTTGCTGCTGGATGGTACTATGTGAAGAAGCATCGTGTGTGGAAGATCACACAGAATCCCAAACTTATTACCTTGCAACGATATTCGTATCAAGGTCCATACTACACCAAAGAAGAAGCTATCGTGAAAGGAAAACCATGACCACTAATGTATTCAAAGACCAAGAGAAATTCATGATAGCCTGTGACCAGAGCGTCACCGGAGATCAAGATCAATTTGACATGTATATCAAATTGATTGGGGAAGAGTTCCAGGAACTACAAGATGCTGACAATGATGTAGATACATTAGATGCCTTGATCGACATCTTGGTTGTTACTGTCGGTGCTATCCATAGCATGGGTGCTGATGGTGAAGGTGCCTGGATTGAAGTCATGCGCAGTAACTTTGCCAAGATCGATCATGATACCGGCAAGGTAATCAAACGCGAAGATGGTAAAGTTCTCAAACCCCAAGGGTGGAAACCTCCTGAATTAGAACAATTTTTGAGAAAAGTATGAGCCTTCACATCAATCGTTTTGTAGATAGTATCAAAGCACATGAATCACGCAATCAACGTGATTTTACCATGACCATGCGAGATGCTAAAGATCTACATGCAGATATAACCAAACTGCTCTTGACATTGGAGGCCATGCGAGCGCCTGCTGCTGCACCCAAAGATGAAGTAGTTATGGTTGAACTAGCAGGCGGCTCATTCAAATCTGCATAGATTATGAGATAAATAATATCATGAGCAGACCGCGTCCTCAGGTGTTGATCGAGCACACCAATAAAGTCACTTACAAAACTGAACAAGTTTTAGCAAGTGAAGGGGTGTGGGCTGTGTTTTATGATGGCAAACCCATCAATCTCAAGACCAGTCACATGCTCACACAATACCCTGGACCCAAATACAAAAAGGTAAGTTTCTCAAATCCCGGGCATGCCAAAAATCTAGCTCGCAAGCTGAACACTCAATTCAAGACTGATAAATTCACAGTGGTCTTGCTCACTCAGGGGTCTCAAGTTTACCCCGATGTTAAATAAACTC